CCAGGCTGAACTCGACCGTGCCGAGCGCGAAGCACGCGCGCGTGAAGATGCCGCACTCCGCGAAGCCCAAGAAATGGCCGCGCGTGCCGAGGCCGCACGCAAAGAGCGTGAGCTGGCAGCGAACAAAGCCGCGCGTTATGCGCCAGAAGTTACCGGCGGTACGTGGTCGATCGGGAAAACGTGGGGCTCCATCGTCACGACTGCCGAGATCGCAGGCTGTCCCGGCAGTGGTCACAACGACGTCGCGTTCTACGGCGGCAACCTGATCTGTGAGAGCGTCTGGCGCCCTGCCGATGCGTGCGTGCTCGCCGCGGCGCACGACATGTATGCCCTGCTCAACGAGCTGATCGATATCGAAGGCCCGCAACCCGGTACCGCTGCGTGGGCCGAGAAGGTCCATGCAGTTCTCGCGAAAGCGACGTACGTCCCCGAAGTTCAACCCGAAGCACAAGCAGCCTGATAACCCCTAACGCCCGGCTGAGTCTCGGGCATGGAGCAATTGTGAACGAAATCACGAACATCGAAACCGGCGAGATCTCCACCATCACCGAGATCCCGCAGCAGTCCAGCTTCAGCTCGGCATCGCTCGTCTTGAGCAACGACGCCATGCAGAGCGTGATGCGAATCGCCGACCTGATGGCAAGCGGCAAGACGACTATTCCGAAGCATCTGCAGGGCAATCAGGGCGACTGCTTCGCGGTCAGCCTGCAGGCCATGCAATGGGGAATGAACCCGTTCTCGGTCGCACAGAAAACGCACCTGGTGAATGGCACGCTCGGCTATGAAGCGCAGCTGGTCATCGCCGTGCTGAACTCGTCGCCGGCCCTGTCGACGCGCCTCAATTTCCAATGGTCGGATGACTGGAAAGGCGTCAATGGCAAGACGGACAAGAGCTCAGATCACTGGTGCCGCGTGTCCGCACTGCTCAAGGGCGAGAGTGAGCCGCGCGTGCTCGAAGTCTCGATGGCGCAGGTGGGCGACGTTCGCAACTCACCGAACTGGGTCGCCGATCCGCGCCAGCAGATCGCTTATCTGACGGCGAAGCGCTGGGGCCGTCTGCACGCACCAGACGTCATCCTCGGCGTCTACACGCCGGATGAGCTTCAGGACGGCGAGGTGTACATGGCGCAGAACGCGCAGGCCAAGCAGACGCCCGCGCAAGTAGCGCAACGCGCTGCCGATAATGCGCGGCCGCAGCGTACCGAGCGCCACGAAAAGATCATCTCCGCGCTCGAAACGGTCGCCAAGGAACTCGGCTTCGAGCCCTTCAAGGAAGAGTGGACGAAGCTGCCGAAGGAAGATCGCGCGGCAATCGGGACGCGCGAACGCGATCGCATCGCCGAGCTGGCCAATGCGCAGACCGTGCAGCCGACGGATGAGGGTACGCAGGACGATCAACGTCAACCGGGTGGCGACGATGAGTGACGCGATCGAGCAACGCACCGACAAATGGCGTGCGGCTCGCGCCGGTAAGCTCACCGCGAGCCGGTTCGCTGACGCAATCGCCTTCACCGGCGGTGATCCCGACGACGTCTACAAGAGCGGCCCGAAGAAGGGCCAGCCGAAGCCGCGCAAGTCAACGGAGGCACGCAACCGCTACATGCGCGAGATCGTGTTCGAACGCCTTGCCGCGACGCCACGCCATGAAGTGGGCGGCAAAGCCACGCAGTGGGGAACCGACGTCGAAGCGTTCGCGAAGGAAGCGGTCGAGCTGGAAACCGGCTTCATCGTCAGCACGGCCGAATTTGTCACGCATCCCGCCTACCCGTTCATCGGTGCGTCGCCTGACGGCCTGATTGAGGCCGACGGCGGCTACGAATCGAAGTGCCCGATGGACGAGGCCGTGCACATCAACACGCTGCTCAATGGCATGCCCGATGATCACGTCGCGCAGGTTCAGGGCGGCATGCTCGTGACCGGGCGCAAATGGTGGCTCTTTGCTTCCTATGACCCGCGCATGTGCGCCGACCTGCGCCTGTACACGCAGCGCATTGAGCGCGACGACGCGTACATCAAAGGCGTGCTGCTGCCCGGCCTGCTGCAGTTCGAGGCTGAAGTGCAGGACATGATTCGCCGCCTTTATGCGAGGGCCGCATGAGCAAGCTTATTGACCAAGGTGGACCGGCATTCCCAATGCACCACACGCGTGATATCCCGGTCGGCACCGTGAGCGAATACGAGCGTTTGTGCGCCGGCATGACGCTGCGCGACTACTTCGCGGCGAAGGCACTCGCTGGAATGCTCGCCTATCCCGGCGACGAATCGCGCGGCAGCTATCACAACAATTCCACGCCGGAATATGTGGCGCTCGATGCCTACGTATACGCCGACGCCATGCTCCGCGCACGAGGTGCCGCATGACTGCAACCAACGACCTCTGGCGCCTCGTCGCCCGCATCCGCAACGCGGACATGTCCTCGACCGATCGCGAGGTGCTGCGGCCCGTATTCGCCTCGTTTGACAACGGCGAAGTGCGCGCCGTGCCCGCGTTTGTCCAGGCCCGTATCCGCGACATCGCGGCGCGTCAGCCGAAGCAGTAACCGCCCCGCCACTATCAGGAGAACCCATGTTTAGCATCGACCGCAAACTGATCAAGGTCCGCAGCGTGACCAATGTGCCCGAGTTCAAGGGCGAGAAGCGCGAGCACGCGTGCAGCGTCAAATTCGAATACCAGAGCGATAACACAGTGCTCGACATCCTCGAACCGGGCCTGCGCAAGGCGTTCTACGAGAAGGACAACGGTAAGCCGAAGGTCGGCGACGACGGTCAGCAGGAAATGGCTCTGCCGCGCGAAGACCTCGACCTGACGAGCCGCAAGCTGGCCGGCGTGCACATGCCACTCAAGATCAAAAAGGAAATGGCCGGCTACGCATTGGTCTATCACTGCGGCGCGAGCGAAGAATCGTTCATCAAGCTCGGCGACGTCGCACTCTCCGACTTCAGTCTCGACCTGCAACCAGGCGGCACGGTGTTGGTGATGTTCAGCGCCTACTCGAAGCCGGGTGCCGACGTGCAAGGTCGTATCGATCACCTCGCACAGACCGAGATCGAGATAACGCTGACGCCGCCGACTGAGAAGCAGGCTGATCTCGTCGACAAGGCAGCGCGTGGAGGCAAGAAAAAGACGCTCGCCGAGAAGGTCGCCGAAGAAGGCGATCCGCTCGCCGGTAGCGACCTCGCACAGGACAGCACGCGCATCGAAGCGTAACCAGCCGTTACGGCAGTCCCGATCCCCGGGATTGCGGTTTTCAAGGGGCGGCCTGGTCGGCGCCCTGCTTTTTCGGAATTCCCCATGACCGACTGGATAAACAATTGCCACTTCGGCGACTGCCGCGACACCATGCGCGCGATGATCGCTGACGGCGTGAAGGTACAGACGATCGTTACGTCGCCGCCGTACTGGGGTCTACGCGATTACGGCGTCGACGGGCAGATCGGGTGCGAACTGACGCTGCGCGAGTTCATCGATACGCTCGTCGACGTGTTCGAACTCTGCCGCGAACTGCTAGCCGATGACGGTACCGCGTGGGTGAACATGGGTGATGCGTATGTCGGTTCACGCGGGGCGCCGTGGGGACCCTCGGAGGCCTCCAAAACCGCGCGTGCCATGACGCAGTCGCGGCGTCGCGACAATGCGCTAATCCCGCGCTCCGACGTGCGCGTCGAAGGTCTGAAGGCGAAAGACATGATGGGCCAGCCGTGGCGCCTCGCCTTCGCGCTGCAGGACGCCGGCTGGTATCTGCGCCAAGACATCGTTTGGAACAAACCGAACCCTATGCCCGAGAGCGTGCGCGATCGCTGCACGAAGGCGCATGAGTACCTGTTCCTTCTCTCGAAAAGCGAGAAGTACTTTTACGACTTCGACGCCATGCAGGAGCCGGTGAGCGGTACGGCGCATGCGCGCGGCAATGGCGTGAATCCGAAAGCGCGGCAGCCGTCCGGGTGGGACATGGGGCCCGGCGGCCATAGAACCGCGGTCGGTCGCTACACAGGGACCGGTGTTGGATTCGGTCGCGGCTATGACAAGGTTCCCAAGCCGCGAGTGAAGCAGAACGAGTCGTTCTCGGCGGCTGTGTCCCAGCTCGTCGACAAACGCAATCGGCGCAGCGTGTGGACGATCCCGACGCAATCGTTCGATGGTGCCCACTTCGCGACGTTCCCCGAAGCGCTCGTCGAGCCGTGCGTGCTCGCGGGATCTCGCGTCGGCGACGTCGTGTTCGATCCATTCTTCGGCAGCGGTACTACCGGACAGGTCGCGCAGCGCCTCGGCCGACGCTTTCTCGGCTGCGAGTTGAATGTCGACTATGGGCAGCTACAGCGCGATCGGCTGCGTCAGCCTGCTCTGTTGCTCGATCACGCGTAGAGGCCTCCATGCCAATCAAGCCTGAGAACCGCGGGCGCTATCCGGCGAACTGGCCAGAGATTCGCGCACAGGTGCTAGAACGCGCGGCACACGCCTGCGAGCAATGCCGCGTCAAGAATCACACGGTCATCCAGCGTGGGTGCGGACGCGACAAGGGCACGTTTCGCGAACCGGATACCGGGACTGTGCGCGACGAGCCAAACGGCTGGTGGCGTGGCTACGCGCACGAATCGGATTACTGCGGCACGCCGGTTCGGATTGTCCTGACGATTGCTCACCTCAACCATATTCCGGAAGACGTGAGGCCCGAGAACCTGAAGGCGCTGTGCCATCTGCACCACCTGCGTTACGACGCACAACACCACGCCGAGAATGCCCGTCAGACGCGCCGCGCGCGCAAGGCGATTGGCGATTTATTCGAGACCACATCATGAACTATCACGACATCAAATCCGTGATGCTGCAGCCGGGAGAGACGGTCTATGAGGCGTCGCGTCGGATCGGCGCTATTCGCGAATTGCGCGCGCAATGGCGTGCTCCAGTCGACAAGCTGGCCGAGCGCGACCGGCTGACACGCTACTGGAAAGCATCCTATCCCCAGTGGCAGCCCGAACTCTGCCGGATCGCTCCTAATTTCGCGCTGGTGCATGTGGACGCGTTTCTACCAGGCATGAACTTTGGGCATCTCAGCCTGCTGCCCGGCCACGTTCCGCCTCACAAAGCACGTCAGCGAGCGATGACCGAGCTGCGTACGGTGCACGCGAGCGTCAAATCTGAAACGCCCGTGCAGGGCAACCTTTTCGAGATCACACAATGACCGACAACATCAAAGAACGGCCGATCCTCTTCAGCGGCGCGATGGTGCGCGCGCTGCTCGACGGCCGCAAGACGCAGACGCGCCGCGTGTTCAAGCAGGCAGTCGGCCCGAGCCTGAGCGTCGATTGCGACGAGCGCGGCGTGGCCGAGCTGTCATGGTTGCACGGCGATGGACCCGGACACGAGGTGCACGAGCGTATCCAGCGTGTGCCGTGCCCGTATGGCGCGCCAAGAGATCGCCTCTACGTGCGCGAGGCATTCATTCATGAACCGGCTGACTACTGCTGGGAAGCGTCGGTGAGTATTCCATGCCGTCCTGCCTCTACCGTCTATCGCGCTGATTCCGATCCGGACGGCGCAGCGAAAGGCGCAGGATGGTCGCCATCGATCCACATGCCCCGCGGGCTGTCGCGCATCACGCTCGAAATCACCGGCGTGCGGGTCGAGCGGTTGCAGGTCATCAGCGAAGCGGACGCGATTGCTGAAGGCGTGCACGCGGGCTCGTGGGAATACGACAACGGCGAGGGCACCGAAACCGCATGCGAGTCGTTTCAGTGCTTGTGGGACAGCCTCGCCGCGCGGGGCACTGACTGGGAAACCAACCCGTATGTCTGGGTCGTCGAATTCAAGCGAGTCAAGGGCTAAACATGGCACTCAAAAGCACCATCAACAAGATCATGGACGCCATGCGTCGCAAGCCGCGCACGGTCATGAAGCTCCAGAAGTCGACCGGCTTCGCGCTGGAAACCACGCGGCGAATCGTCAAGGCGCAGTGGCGCTTGGGCAATTGCCACGTTTGCGGGTGGGAAGAGGTCGGTGAAAGCCGACAGGCCCGGGCGATCTATCGATGGGGAGCGGGCATCGACGTTCCGAGGCCAGCGACCGCGATGGCAGAGCAGCGCCGGAAAAACCGCGAATATCAGCGAACGGCCCAGCTGAAGAAAGCGATCGAGAATCCGCGATTGCCTGACGCCGAAGCGCGGCATCGAGCGAGGATAGCGGAGGAACTGGCGCGGCCAGCGTTCCGCGATCCGTTCATCGCAGCACTGTTTGGCGAATATCAGGGAGCGGCGGCATGAAAATCCGTCTCGACGAATGGCTGAAACGTGAGTTCGATCCACCGCCGGCGATCCGCACGGCCCGTCTTTGGATCAACGCCGGCAAAATCTATCCCGCGCCGGTCAAGGTCGGCCGGTCGTACTATGTCGAACAGAACGCGGTATTTCAGGACGGCAAGTCCGTTCGGCCACCGCTCGCTCAACGCATCCCACAATAATCATGGCCGCACGACCACGCATTCGCAAACGCGCCAACTGGCCCGAGAACATGCACGAGCCACGCCCCGGCTATTACACGTGGAGAGATCCGCGCGACGGCAAGACCCATGTCCTCGGCCGCATCCCGCTTGCGCAGGCGATCCACGAGGCGCAGGGAGCGAATCTGGTCGTCGAGAAAGGCCAGCAATCGAAGTCGCTCGCTGAGCGAGTCCAACAGAATGCGCACACGGTCTCAGATCTGCTGAAAAAGATGCCTGTCAAAGGCGCGGAGAGCACCATCCGGAGCAGGAAATACTTCGACGCGCACATAGCAAAATGCCTTGGTTCAGTGCCATGCGCCGAACTGACGACGAAGCACATCGCCGATATGCTAGAGGAACTGATCGATGCCGATAAGGCGCCCTGGGCCAGGAACCTGCGCTCGCGCGTTCTAGCGGTGTGCAAGCGCGGTGCGGCGCTGGGATGGATGACAGGCAATCCAGCGGCCAACACAGAGCAGGAAAAAATCACCGTGAAGCGGCGCCGACTCCGCGGTATCGAGGAGTTCAACCTGATCTATGCGAAGGCGCCGGAGGTGGCCGACTGGCTTCAGAACGTCATGCTGCTCGCGCTGGTTTCGGGACAGGACCGCGCCACCTGCGCACGCTGGGAACGCAACTCGGTGAAAGATGGAATCGCTTCGGTGTTCCGCCAGAAGACGAAAGTACAGATCGAGATACCGACATCGCTTCGACTCGATGCGATCGGTATGTCGCTCGCCGATGTCATTGCCCGGTGTAAGTCGACCGGCGTCGTCAGCAAATACCTGATCCATCATGTGCGTAACAAGGGCGGAGCCAGAAGCGGTCAACCGATCAAGCTCGACGCTATCACCAATGCATTCGCTGACGCGCGGAAACTTGCAGGAATCACCGCAGAGGACGAAAGAACACTCCCGAGCTTTCATGAACTGCGAAGCCTCGCGAAGCGTCTTTACAAAAAACAGGGCGGCGTCGATACGAAAGACCTACTCGGACACATGACCGAAACCGCTGCCGATCTCTATGCAGACGGGCGCGGAATTGAGCCAATCCGGGTGAAAGTCAGCGCCTGAGTTTTGAACGTATTTTGAACAGATTTTGAACAGGCCACGCCCAGCAAGGGTTTGCGGGGCGAAGTTCAGTTCTGAAACAAACGTTTCGGAAAACGTGAATTTTCCTAAAAAAATCATTGAGATAGCAGGATTTTCGTCCTGAAAAATACCGGCTAAAACGTCCTATCGCGTCGTAAACAAATCAAGCACTTACGCAGGGTTTTGAACAGTTGTTGATCTAAAGAAGACGGCAAACCCGCCGATAACCACTCAAGCACGGGAGTTTTTCAGTCATGACGTTTTGCCAAAATAAAAAATGGATTCTGGCGGCGCTGCTCGGAGCGCTGGTTCTTGTGGGATGCGGTGGTGGCGGCGGCGGTGGCGGTGGCGGATCGCCCAACACTGCGAACCAGCAGCAACCCGCGCCGGCCGCATCGGCGCCGACTCCTGCATCAGCCCCAGCGCCGGGACCAGCTCCTGCTCCTCAGCCGAAGCCAGTCACGATCGACGCCGAAGGCGACAGCCTGATCTTTGGCTACAAGGTGGTGAACGGCGTGGCCAGCCAGTCGCCCAACAATCCGCCGGACGTCCTGCAAGCACTGCTGCGTGCGCAGCTCGGCGACGGGGTGACGGTGCAGAACAATGCGATTACGGGTGCCGCGGCGTTCCAGTCAATCTCGGGCATTGGTCACTACACCCAGCCCTTCTACCAGCGTCTCGCGGTGGACGATGCCGCACAGATCGTCCTCGCGGACTACGCGGTCAACGATTCGGTTGAGCGCAGTACCACTGCGTATCAGGCTGATTTGACCGTATGGGTCAATACCGTGCGCGCGGCCGGCAAGACGCCCGTTTTGGAAGAGCCCAATCCGACCTGCGATGCTGGCCATCCGAACGTCGGCACTTACGTACAGACGATGCGCTACGTCGCGCAGACGATGAATGTGCTGCTGATCGAGCAATATGACTACGTGCTGAGTCTGCCGAACTGGCAAACGATGCTCAGCGCCGATTGCGTGCACCCGGGTGACCAGCTTTACTCCATGAAGGCGCAGCGCGAATACGATGCGCTGATGCCATTGGTCAAGTCGATGCGATGAGCGTCTAACTGCCCCGGTAGATATCGCCCTGCGCGCCTGGCGCTGGCACATAGTCCCGTTCGATGGGCGCCGGCGCAGCACTCGACACACTACTTGGCGAAACCGACAGCGGCCGCGCAGCGGCGGCCGGGCTCCAAGGCGTATTGTTGCCTACCGCAAGCGCCTGCGTCGACGTGCGCACGCTGTCAGCCAGCGCGGCCGAATTCTTCTCGTTACCCATCGAGCCGCCGAACAGGAAGTTGATCACGGTCTGCGCGTTGGCCGCGACGTATCCGACTATTGAGCCGACGAGGCCCGAGATTGCCGCGACTACCGAGACATCCTTGATCGTGATCCCGCCTTCAAGCAGGCTCCACGATCCGGCGAGCACGGCGGCCATGATGACCGCAAACGTCACCAGCACCAGCGCGGCGATCCACCAGAGCGCGCCATTGGCGGCCAGCTTCGAGCGTGCATCCTGCCGGTCGCTCACCTCAGCCTGAAACTGCGCCGTCTGCGCATCCATGGTGATCTTCAGCATCGTTTCCTGATGCGTCAGTTCGAACTGCTTGGCCTGCGCCAACGCCTGCGCATTGCCGGTGAGCGTCGCTAGGATGTCTTCTGGCTGCGTCGACGGTGCACCGATGGTCGAGGCGAGTGCGGCGCCGAGCGCCATGCCGCCGGGGATCGGGAGTGCTGCGCCGAGCAGCGGCAGGCCCAGCTTGGCAATCTCGATGCCGAGTGTTTTCAGGTCCATGTCAGTTTGCCCCCTTGAGCATGTTGGATGCGATGCGGTTCGACCAGCCTCGCCCGAAGGTCGGCCACGTCTTGAGGCCGGCCAGATACTGCAGTCGGCGCGCGAGGAACGTCAGGCAGAACGTGCGCGGATCGGCCGCCTTGATCGCGGCGATCGTGTTGGGCCCCATGACGCCGTCCACTGGCGCGCCGCTCGCTTGCTGGGCCCAGCGAACCGTTGCGCCGCCGTTATAGTTGGCATCGACCATCTGGAAGGCGATGCGCGGATCGAATTCATCGAGGTGCAGCGGATCCCAATAGACCGTCTTGGCGATCGCCTTCGCGGTGTCGCGTGGCAGGTCCTTCATTGCTCCGGCATAGCCATGCGCGCGCGCGACGCGAGCCGTTACACCGAACATCGTCTCACCGCCCGGGTCCGCCGGGTTATTGACGTAGCCGCCTTCGTTGCCGATTAGCGCCGTAAAAGCATCGTCGAAACTACTCATGGATTCACCTTCGATTTGATGTATTGCCAGAGAGCAATGCCGAGTAGCGCCAGCAATGCCCAGATGCCCTTCTTCGCCAGCTCGACGCGCAGATCGTCGTAGAACTTCGTGCGCGCCTCGGCTCTTTCGATCAACGTTTCGTGATACCGGCGATGACCCTCCCAGTCACCCGCCGGAAACCCCTTGTGCAGGTCGTCGACGCGGCGAATAACCTCGTCAAGTTTCCGAGCCTGCACCTCGTTGTCGCTGCGGTTCTCGACGTGCCGCTGGTCGTTCTCGTCCCTCAGGCTGTCGACCGCGCGCACCACCGCGCGCCAGCCTTCGCCCTCCGTACGCGCTGCATCCGGATACTTCACCGCATCATCCATCCTTCCCCCTATGTTCATGCCCGCTTCGCGCGAGTCAAGTGGTCTTTAAGACTGAATCCCTTCAACCTCGAAAATGAAGGTGCCTGCGGCCGTGTTCCGGTTGTTCATGAAGATGGAGTCAGTCCGGTTGAAGATATTGATGTTGCCGACCGTGCCGGTGGTGCCCGCAGGCGTATCGGTTCTGATCGCCGCATTCGTATTGCCCAACTGAAGCAGCGGCGTCGTGTTTCCGCGCTGCAGAGTGCCGCTAAACATATTCGTGACTACGGCATCTTTCTCGAACACGTTCACCCGATAAACCAACTGGCCGGCAGGGAGCGGAATTTGAGCAAGCCCGTCTTGCGGGATGATGCAGCGCCATTTACTCAGCCCGATCTGGAACGTGAGCGCAGAAGTAAGCGGCAGCGCGTCGAGCATCGGATACAGATTGATGTTGTCCGACTTGATCGAGCCAAGCGTCGGCCCACCGACCCTGACCATGTTGTTGTAGCCAATGAAGTTCTGGATTGAGGGGACTGCGGTTCCGTCGTGTTTAAGCATCCCCATAATCTGCTGAGACAGCGGAATGCACGTGACGTCGTTCTCCGTCAGCGTCAGCGACCATGCGTCGCCCGTTGGCGTCGGATTGGTCACATACGCAAACGACTGCTGCACCGACTTGGCGACGTTGCCTTTCGCTACGATCGTGGCGTTCCTAACCAGCGTCGCTTGCCGGATGCCGAGGAACGCTTGTGCCCGATTCGCGTAGTTGGAAGTCAGCGGCAGATCATCGTTTCCGTTCACATCTCCGTTAAGGCCATTGCTCGGGCTATAGGTGATGCCATCTTCGTAGGTGTTGCCGATATATGTGACGCTCGTGCAGTACGACGCCTCGCATGGGAAGTACACGCGACCACGGATCGTGTTGCCCTGGAACGTCTGCCCGAAACCCTTCTGCATGCTGTTGTAGACGTCGCAGATCTGGTTGCCGATGTCGGTGATATAGAAAGAACCGGTGTGGCTCGAAATGCCCGAGTTCACGTACGTGCTGTTCTGTGGCCAGAACTGGTTGCCGTCATAGGTCAGGCCGCCGCCGGTGACGATATTGCCAATCCGCAGCAAATACATTTCGCCGTTATCGCTATCGAAACCGGTGTGACAGTTGTCCGCCGTATTGTTCGCGACGATCTGCCCGAAGTTGCCAAGCGTGAAAAGCCCATAGCCGAGTCCGCCACCACCGGGCGTCACATAATTCGCGCCAGTGAATGTGTTGCCGATCACCTTCGGGCGGTAGTTGTGATAGGTGTACAACGCGTGGTTCGAGAACCCGGAAATCTTGCAGTTCTCAATGACCGGGCTATCGCAGAACGACACCTGCATCCCCCGAACTGCAACACCGCTTGCGGGATAGCCTTCCAGCTCCAACCCGGAAATTCGTGCACTGGCTGTCTGCATTACCAGCGCCTGACATGTGGCAGAAATGGAATATTGGGACGTGGCGTCTGGAATCGTGACCCAGGCCGCCTGCGGGAACCCCGTATAGGAAGTGCCGATGTCTGCGATTTTCGTTGTGGGGTCGTAGGTGTTGATGTAGCGCGACTGACCGGCCCCGGTCCCGGCAGTGATGGTCAGAAGATAGTTCTTGATCGTGTTTTCGGTCGACGCGTCGCTGGCCGCCAGAATAATCGTGCCGCTCGTCCCGCCTTGAGCAGTCCCGCTTGCAATAGCGGCTACTGGCAAATCGAACACCAGAGGGTCTTTCAGGGTGACGGCGTTTCCAGACACCGAGCCAACCTTCACTAGCTGACCAATGCAGTTGTTAGGATCGAACCGATGATCACCATAGGCAAGCCGATTCGTTAGGAGACGGATAGTGTTTCCTGCGACGATCTGCGAGCCGTCCGAGACGTTGATAACGTTCGATTGCGCGAGCGATGTCGCCGTCAATGTAAGGGTCGCGGATTGAACTCCGTCAAGTTCGAGCGCGTTCGTCGCTGCTACCCGTGTGGAGAGTTGCTTCAAGCGGGGCGTTCCGATCCAGTGATACACGGCGCCTGCGACCGCGACTACGATATTCGTGAACCCGTATTTCTTTCCGGCCGGCCAGTAAAGCGGAATACCGTTTGTGGCCGCGTACGTGATCGCTGCGACGAGCTTTGCCGTTTCATCCGAGCCATCCCCGACTGCGCCCGCATCCTCGACGCTATACGACTCGCGTAGCTTGTCCTGCACCGTTCGGACTGTGCTTCCTACCGCGGCACTGATGTAGCCGATCGTTGATGCCCCGGTTGAGCCGGAAAGCGTTGTCGTCAGCGCAGCGAGCGCATCAGCAGAGGCCGCAGCGGAAACGATCTGATCCCACACCGTTACGCCGCTTGCATCCTTTACGATCTGGCGATAGGTCGCGCTGCCCCAGATGATTGCCTGCCCGCGGCTGTCCAACTGGATCGGGTTGGTATTCTGGATCGTGCCCGCTGAATCCTGATAGGTCGGAAGCGGGTTTGTCGTGCCGGGCGCGTAGAAGGAGACTGAGCCGTTCACCAGCGGCGCGCCGTTCTGGTCGATGAACTGGCATTTCCCGTTCGGCAGAATCTGCATGTAGGCCTCAAAAACAAAAAGGCCGCACAATAGCGGCCTAGAATGAGAAAAGCCCGCATGGGGCGGGCTCGGAGAGCTAAATGAACAAGATCAAGAAAATCGCGAAGTGGACGGGGAAAGGGATCCTGACTGCGATCGCCTTCTCCATCAATCCGGTATTTGGCTTTCTGGTCGGCATCGGGCTATTCCTCGGCTGGGAAACCTTCGCGAGCACGAACCGCTAGTTCTTGCCGAGGCTCGAATTCGCGCGCATGGCATCCATCAGCCGGTTGCCCTGCGCGTCAAGACGGCCGACCTTTAGTTTGCCCGCGAGAAGATTGGCGCCCTTTTCTGCGGCCCATCCGGTAATAGGTCCGCCAACCTTCGCACCCGCGATATACGCCGTGCCGGGCCCATATTTCTCGATGAACCCCGGCTTGTTGATCCGGTCCCGCTGCAGCGCGGCGCCTTCGTAAGAGTGCACGCCCGGCATGATCTGGCCGCCGTAGTTCAGTGCGTGGAACCGCTGCACCTCATCAGGCGGGAATGTCTCGGTGATCTTCTGGCCGACGACTGAATTGAGCGTCTTGTTCGCGCTGTTCTGATTCCACACGCCAGTCTTGCCGGCGCCCTGCTCGTAGACCTCCCGCGCGAGCGAACCCGACATCTCATTCCTCGCGGCGGCTGCCAGCTGCCGCAACTCCTGCGGCACCGGCGGCATGCCATCCGGCGCGCCGCGCACCTGACCGCGCGACAGATCGTCGAGCGTGTTGTACACATGGCGCCATTGATCGAGCGGCATGTTGTTCAGCTTCTGCGGCAGCTTCTCAAGCGCAACACCATCCTTGATGCCGTTCGCGTCCGCATCGCCGAACACCTTCGCGATGGCCGGCACGTCCATGATGGTCTTCTGGGCCATATGGACGGCATCGCCGAGCTTGTACGACTCGGAGCCGGCGGCGGCGGCAACATCCTGATCGATCGCACGGTTGACCGCCGCGATCGTGCGCGCATTGTCAGGCGTCCAGCCCGCGTTATTCGACTTGCGGACCGCATCCCATGCGGCGACGCTGCCTGGTGCGGTCACCTCGCCCGTGATCGGATCCCTGAAGCCGGTCGTGCGCGCGAGGTAGATAAGCCGCTGGACGCCGGAGACAACACCGGTATGCCCGTTACGCTCCGCTTCCGCCAGAAATTGCGGATCGCTCAGCAGCTCGTCGACGTGCGTGGACTGGATCGGATTGCCGCCAGTCTGCGCGCGCGCCTCGTCGTAGATCTGGTTCTTCGCCTGCTGGAAATAGTCACTCAGGCTGTCGGGCCCGTGGAAGGCATCGTTGATGACCTGCCCGCGCTGCTCGTTGTTGATGAGGTTCGGATTCGCGCCGGTCGCCGCGACGCGATCCTGCGCATAGTTGGAAAGCGCCTGCTGCTCGCGCGCAATCTGGTCGCGCAGCGCGAGTTGAGCCGGCGTGTTATCTGGGCTCCTGGCATTCGTGTGCTCACTTCGCAGCGTGTCCTCGTTGCCGGTGATGACACCCGTTCGCACGGCGTCATTTTCCGGGCCAAGGATTTCATTGGCGATCTGCGCGCGGACTGCCTGCTCTTCGGCCGGCACGTCGCCGGCATTCTTCGCCACCTTCACCTGCGGGAAAGTGCTGCTACCACCGCGCGCGGCTTCCTCACCGGTCAGGCCGGCATATGGGTTAAGGTTCGCCTCTGCCGCACCGACGCCGCGCAGCGTTGCGCCCTGCGCCGATGCATCGGGTGTCGCGCCTGCGGCAGGAGCCGCGCCCGAAGGCGGCACTGGGCGCGGACCATTGGGCATCGCACCGGGTGCAGCAGGCCGAGGATTGGCCCCTGGCGGTTGCATGGACGGCTCGACGCGCTCGGCCGCTGCGGCAGGCTTTGCAATGGCCTGACGCAATACGTTCGGGGCGCCCTTCAGCGCATCGAGCGCGGCAGGCGCAACGATGTTCGCCGTCACAGTCGGAACCTGATCATTGATCGTCGCCATCAGTGCATTCGGCGCGCCCTTTACGAACGTATTGTCGTAGGCGTTACCGACCGCGGAGAGCGCGGGGCCGACAGGCGAATTCATCACGGCATTCTTCGCACCGCTCGCCAGATTACCGAGGCCCGCAAGAGCCTGCTGGCCGCCCTGAGTCTGAGGGTGATAGGTCAGCGCATCGGTGACCTTGTTACCGGTCGTCTTGGCATCGTCATAGCCGCTTCCCGTTGCTGCCGATGCGAGCCGTGCGATGCCGCCGATTGGGG